AATCAAGAGAAATTAAAGTAGATTGCATACCACCTGATCTAACCCACTTCTGATATATCTGTTGTGATTTTTTTGATAATCCTGATTTACCCATAACCAAAGTTATAGCTCCTTCTAATGAACTCCATAAAGGTACAAATCCATATTTACTAAAAACAGCAGCAGATACTGTATCTCTTATTATATTTGCAAATACAAAGTCAGGTGATGCAGTAGCACCTGCTCTCAACCATTTAGCAGGAGCATTTAATCTAAACATTTTAATATAATCACCCATAGCTCTTGGGTCAAAATCTTTTAAAGCACCAGCTAATTCTTTTCCAACTTCATAAACTTCAAACTTACCATTTCTCATTACACCCACAGAAGTTTCATCAGGTTGCAAAAATTCTTTTCTAAATACTTTAAAATTTTCTATTGCTTTATCAGATATAAAATTTTTAGATGTTGTGTCTAATACAGATTCTAATTCTTTTCTTTCTATCTTTATTTCTTTGGTAGTTGTTTTCTTTTTAATATCTGGAAATATTTTTTCGTTTGCTTTAACAAAATCAAAAAATTCTATAAGAGCTGCATTTCTTTCAGCAAGTTTTATAATGTGAAATGTATTATTATATACAGTTTCTATTGGGTCAATAACATCTCTCTCTGATCCTTTAATCCTCTTAAAAGGATTAGATACATTTTTAGTATAACCTTTTTCACCCTCTATTGCTTCAAGAACTCTTGAGAAAGGAACATAATTTTTATTAGCTTCTGTTATTGCTTCAAATGCTTCTTTAGTTATTAAACCCCTATCTCTTGCATATTCTAATATTCTTAAATTATAAGCATCAAATTCATTAGATATTTTATCATACTTCTTAATTAAATTTTTATTAGCCACAACTTCTTGAGCTGCTTTTAAATCAAACCCATGATCAATTCCTCTTTCATTTAATTCAACAATTCTTTTAGAAACTTTATAAGTATTAAATTCTAAATATGATTTTTTATCTTTACCTATAGGTTTTAGTACCTTTTTAAAAGATTTGCCATTTACTTTTAAATTTTTATCTAAAGTTCCTATTTCAATAAAGTGTCCAGCTCTGTGTTGCATACCAACAAGAGTTCTAAATCTTTCGTAGATACTTAATTGTTTAGTTCTATTTTTTGTTTTATCTACTTGTCTAACCATACGAAGTATTGGATGATGTCTATCTAATAATTCTTGAGTTAATTTATTTTTAGTTCCTTTAACAGTTACTTCTTCTTTTTCAAAACGAAGTTTATTTAAAATTTTATTTTCAGCTTCTGTTTCTAGTTTAATATCTTTTTTAAAACTGTCCTCTTTAAATACAGGTTCTGATTTTGGTTTTTCATAAGCTCTTGGTATTAGTATATTTTTACTTGATAAATCTTCAACAACTGTTTTGTCAGCAACATAATCTGTTAATACATCTATTGCATTGTTATTGGTTTTTTTAATTGTATTGATAACTTTAGCTCCACCAGATTCAGCTAAACCAAACGTAGCAAATAATAATGTAGAATCTATTAATTGATCTTTACTAGGTAGTTCTTGTTCTATGATTGCACCTGATCCTTCAAATCCACCTACCCTTAATAAAAGTTTAGATAAAAAGTTTTTTCCAAAACTTCCTAGTTTAAAAGCACTACCTAATTGTATTGCTTCTTTTGCACCTGCTTTAACACCTTCTTTGGTATATATATCCCAAAATTCTGACCAACTGTGTACCTTTTCTTCTTGTAACATATTCAAATATGTTTCTCTAATTGAACCTGCAAAAAAACCAGTACCTGCCGCAGTACCTGTTTTACCTGCACGACCAAAAGTTAAAAGGTTTGTAAGTAAAGCACCTGTTAAATACACAGGCAAATCTTTTGTAATAACTGCAAGATTTTGTATGTTTCTTTCTATGATACCTGTATCTTCAAAAGGTTCTGCAACATATCCTTCAGGTAAACCTGTACCATCATTACCTGGTAACTGATGATAGTTTTGAATTAAATCTATAATACCCATGTTGAAACCTCTGTCCCAATATTTTTCTACTTCAAAAACTTCACCAACTAATTTTTCTTTTAAAGAAGTATTGTCAGGTTCATTCTTTTCTACTTCAAGTAATTTTTCATAAGTTGATTTAGTTTCTTCTTTACCTAAATTAATTATGTTATCCCATATCTTTTTTATTGGTCCTTTATCTATTGGTTCATATCCAAACTCTGCTAAAATTTCATTACTTTCAAATCCAGCATTTTCTAATGTTAATATTTTATCTTGTTTCCAAGCACTAATTTCTTCTGATGAAAACCCACCTTTTTTTAACGCTTCTAGTTGCGTAGTAAGAGTTGTCATTTTGATAATCCTATTCTTTTTAAATACTCTTCTGTAGTTTCACCAGGTAATCTTTTAGCATCTGTTTCTAAATTAAATGTTTTATTTTTTTTAATTTGGTCTATCATTTCTTTAAAAATTTTATTTGCATTAGGCATAAAATTTAAAACATCTTTTCCAATAAATTCTTTTTTTGTAGGATCAGTTAAAGTTTTTGCAGGTATTCCATTTTTAATACCATTAATATATCTTGAATACATTACATATTTAAAATTATTTAATCTATCATCTAAACCAGAATCAATACCTACTAATACAGGAGAACCTTGAACTGGCATTTTATAGTAATCTATAAACTCAAAAAATGTTTTCATTTCAGAGTATGTTTCTGGATTTTTATTTTGTGAATCAATCATTGAACTTAAAAATTTAAGGTCTTGCAAGTTTACACCATCTTCATATCTTTCTATAATAGATTTTCCTTCACCAGTTTCTCCTGGTAATAAAAATTTATCTGTTACTTGATTGATTTCATCATTAACAATTAAATTAATTATTTGAGAATTAGAGTCAAAACTTGAAACAGATTTACCTTTAGTATTAACAATTTTTTCATTTAAAGATTTAAATTGTTCAATAATAACAGGAGTATTTCCAAATAATTGTTCTATCTGTTGATCGAATATACCTTTTTTTTTATCCATTTCTTCTATTATTTCTTTTGATTGTAAAGCTGTTTCTGCTGATATAATTTGATTTTGAGCTAAAATACTAAACTGCATATCAGTTCTTTTAGCTCTTGCTTTTTTATTAAAAAAACTTTTAAATTCAGTTTGTTCTGTTGCGGACAAACTATTATATAAATTTACTAATTCTTCATTACCACCAAATGTTCCTTTCGCTATTTCATCATAAGCTCTGCTTAACAAAGCAGGTGCAGCATCTGGAGGTAAATCTAATGCACCTGTTAATACTTGAAACTTACTTTGTAATATATTTTTATCTGCTGTAGCGGATAAAGTTATTTTTTGTTCAGCAGATAATAAATCAAATTTACCAGCTTCAAGTGCTTCTTTAAAAGCAAAAGGTTGTGCAGTAGCCATACTTTCTGCTAAAGTTGTTATACCAAATTGATTGTATGCTTTAATTAAAATTTTCTTTTGACCTTCATCATAATTTGTATTTGAATTAATTTTATCAATTACTTTTGAAGTATATATATCTATATATGCTGGTCCTACATCTTTTAACACCAATGCTTCTTTAGAAATATAATCTTCATCTATGTCTTTTGATAATGTTATTTGTTCTGTTCTTGAACCTTCAAGAGCTTTAGTTTTTAAAATACCTGCTGTAGAATAAAATTTTTTTTCAATAGCTTTTATGGTGAAGTTATCAATTTTATCAAATTTATTATTTTTAAAATAATTATATAAACTATTTACTTGTGTGTCATGAAATATAGCAGCATCAGATGGATTACCATTTTTTTTAGTTTCACTTTGAATTGTAAACAAACCTTTTTGAATTACATTTCCATTATCATCTTTTTGATCTATGTACATTTCAGATAATAATTGATATGCTTTATTGTCTGCCTCTAATTTTTTTTCCTCTACATATTCATTAACTAAAAAATCACTTACTGATTTTGTTGCTCTAAAAATGTTTTCACGAACATTAATATTAGGTATAGTACCTGTGCTTCCAGTTTCTGCTGTTATTCTTCCTTTTATATCGTATGTTGGTATCTTTGGCATACTATCCTGTCATTGTTAATAAACTTGTTCCTGCTTGACTAGCAATTTGAATTTGTTCCATAGTAGCTCTTTGTCTTGCAAGAGTTCCTTCTATCCTTGCAAATGACGCTTCTTCAAAAGCTCTAGCTTGTCCTATCTCTGTATTATATCTCATTATATCTCTTTCTATTTCTGCGTTATATAAATTTGATAATTTAATTAATTTTGCTGTACCAGAAAATTCTGCTCCAGATTTTAAAGTATTAACAACTTGAGTTGATTCAAGCTGTTTAAATTTTTTATCAAATTTTTGTAAATCTAAAATTAATTGATTTTCAAGAGCTTCAGCTTTTTGTTCTGCTACTAATGCTCTTCTATTAAAAGCTGCTTGTTGATATGAACCAATAGCACCTGCTTGTTGCATACCAAGTAATGCTGATCCACCTACTATGAATGGTACTGCTGGAGCTAAAAATCCCATTAGAATATCCTCGCATATCTGTATTGGTCTGAACCATCAAAACCATAGTGTTTCATTAATCCCTCGTTCTCTAATCCTAACCATTCTGCAAATCTTATACCTTTATCAAAATCTGTTCTTACAGCAGTTTGAACTCTTTTAATATTATATTTTCTTGCCACTTTAGCAAAATCTTTTTTGATTGCTTTAGCAACTGATAAAGGATGATCCCAAACATCTTGTGTTGCAATAACCCAACCTTCTGCTACCTGACCCCAAATCATTTTCATACCAGCAGCAAAGATTGGTTTCTTACCAACGAGTCCTGTAAAAGAAAGGTGGTCTTGCACAAGGTTCATAGCATCTCCTTCAAATCTAGCATCCTTATCCATAAGTGCGTGGTTCATTTGGCATGATAGGATAAATCTTCCATGTTCAGCAGTATAGGGTACTATATGTAGTATATTATCCATCATTTGTAGTCAACCTAGGGTATAGCGATAAAATTGTAAAAGGTAAAGGTTGAGTTTGTCTAACAAAGATAAAACCATCTGTTTCATAGTTTCCTCTAAACTCTACCTCTTTATCTCCTGTAAATGGTGGTATACCTTCATCCATTAAATCAGCAGAACTTCTAAATGGTATTCTTTCCATATCACTTAGATTTGGTCCAACCTCAACACCAATTGTTTCAAACATTCTAACAGTAATGTCATATATTCTTTTAGTTTTACCTTGTGATGTTCCATTCTGTGAACCAGCATTTAATCTCATAGTTTGTAGTAAAGATGTATAAGCTAAACCAACTTTGATCAAAATCAAATACATTTAAAACTTCTACAAATCTTCTTGTTGCACCATTGATTGTTCTTTTAACAATTACATAAACTTCATATTCAGTATCGTCTGTTGGGATTACCGCAACACTTTCACATACAGCTTTACCTTCATCAGTCTTTGCTAATCTAACAGAATCATCTAAAGATGTTACAGTTAAAAATCCTGTAGACAATGGTGATGTTTCTGTAATCGTAACTACATTACTGCTAACTGTTGCTGTAAAATCAGAGTCAGCATCTATTAATGTTTGTAAATTTGTAGCTGTTTGGTTATTGCTAGATGTAGTATGAAACTTACCAGTTGTAGAAGATGTAGCAGAAGTAAAAGTTGTAGTCGTACCATCTGCTTTTGTTAAAACTATTCTTGTACCATCTGCAATGTTTGCAAAATCAGTAACTGTTATTGTTGCATTACCAAACCTACCACCAAAAATATGTCTGTGCCAAGCAGTTACTTGTTGTTCTCTTTGATAAGTTAATCCTACTAATTCACCATCATTTCTTGTAGCATAAACAATTTGATTTGGTTCTTGTTGATATGCAATCTGTGTTACCCCTCCTTCTGTAACGTGTTCAGCAAGGATAGTCATATCAGGTGCAATGTAACCATCAACATCTAAGTTATAAGCAAGTTCTCTTATTTTTCTTTTAGCACGTTGTAAAAATAATGTTGCGTTACCTACAGATATAGCATCTACATTAGCTGCACCATGGTTCGATTGTTTTTTAATTAATATGTTTGTTGGTGTAATAGCACTATCAGTACCACCTCCTGATACAGTAAACTCACCCCCTGCTGTACCAATAATTAAAGTTCTAGTTGCTGTCATAAATCTGATAGCATTAACTTGGTTAGATGCGATTGTATAAATGATTGCATCATCATCTGCTACAGTACCACCAATATTTGCATCCATGTTTTCATAATCACCAGACTTTGAAAAAAATATTGTTTGTGGTTGATCAGTTGTTCCTGCAAATACTAATCTTTGTTCAAAAAAGGTTACGCAAGAAGGATGACCTGTGGTGTCAGAGAAAGCTCCTAGTCGCCAATCTGCTGTAGCACTAGCACTATCTAAAGCAGTAATAATTGTAATCGTTGCATTAGTTGTATCTGCAACAGCAGTTATTTTTGCATAACCTGCATTTAAAAAAACAAATCTGCCAACATCTGTTGATTGAAATCCTGATCCACCATTAATACCAGTAACCGCAGAAGCAACTAAAGCTATACCTGTACCGACTGCTGATTGACCTGGATTTAAAGTTGTATCAGTTGTATTAGCGTCTTGCATTGGTCCTTTAGTAAAATCTACATCTGTTAAAGTCCAAGATGTATGACCAGTACGAGATAGTTTTTCTACTTCGTGTGATGGGTGTGTGATGTACATAACGTCAGCACTTTGTGCAAATTTTAAATCAAAAAGTTGTGCAGTAGTGTAAGGTGTTGCTAGTTCAAAAACTTTATTAGATACACCACCAGAACTATAAGCAGTAAATCCTGTGCTGTTTATATCAACACCATCTTT